GGATGCGCGGTTTCGGGGACCCTGGTGATGGGTTTACCCCGGATGCCGCTCATCCACAAACAGGATTTGAGCGATGAGTGCCACGACCCCCACGCCCGAACAATTACAACGCGCGAAATGGGATCTGATTTTGGCCGATCAGGAATACCGGCTTGAGCAGATCAAAGCCTCCCGCCAAGACCAGTACTGGAAAGCGTGGCAGGTGCTCATCCCAGCGGTAACGGCTGCCGGCGCATTGTTGGCCGCGGGCTTTACGTTCGCGAAGTTGTTCTCATGAGCCCCGCCGAGCGTGCCCGCCTCGCGCGGATACCGGGGATGCTGAGTGACTGACGAAGAAGAACGCGAACTGAAGGGCAAGCTACTGATGGCTACCATCGCGAACAAAGAAGCTGATACCGCCCTGAAGGACGAACAACGGCGGTGGGAACCCATCAAAGCCATGTCCGCCGCCTTTGGCGCCGGGCTCGCGGTGGCGTCTGGGCTCATAGCGTTGATCGCCTGGGTGCTGTTGCATTTTATCCCGGTGGTGAAGCCGTGACCACGATTGAGCGTGCCCGCCTCGCGCGGATACTGGGGATGCTGGGGAGCAACGCGTGATGTTGTGCCAGTGGTTGTCGGACACCGTTACGGGCCTGTTCCTCGCGCCGTTTTTCATCGGTGCGCTGCTGTTCGTCAGAATGCTCATCAAGGACATACTCGGCATCAAACCGCGTAAGACTTTGGCGACGCTGCGCGAGGAGGCCGAATACCGGAGTATAGTGGCATCGATTGATGCCCGGCTTAAGGCGGAGCGCGAGGAAAACGAGCGTTTATCGGGTGTCGTAGCCACGCATTAACGTATTGCGCCTACGCTCCTCATTCGCCGCCTGGATCGCCGCCGTGAGCGCGGCCGGGCTGAGGTTGGTTGCCACCCGGTTGGTCAGATAAGCCTGCCCTGGGCTGATATCAGTGAACGGAATCCGCCCACGTATCGCCGTACCAATCGCCCAGGGGGCAACGATCGGCAAGGCAGCCCCCGCCATCGCGCCCTCGGCGCCGCCCAGGTGCGCTCCCGCGCCGGCACTCAGGATCGAACTGCCTCCGAGTAGCTTGTTAATCATGATGCCTTGCGGAGAGCCACTGTCTGGCGGTTTGCGAAGCACGCTTTGTCCAGCCCGCGCCAGGTCATTCAGATCGCCATACCCCCTTCCGTAGGCGTCGGTCCCGAGTGATCGGTTAATGGCGCCACGCAACTGAAGCAGGGAAATATTACCCTCGGCCGCTCCCGCCCCCGCCCCACCCATCGCATCCTGGATCACGGCGGTGTTCGCGAAATGTCGATTAAGTTCCCGCCAACGCGCCGCGTCGGCCGGGTTCATCGACGCTTCCATCTGCTGGCGAAGCATGTCGCGAAACTGGAGCAGGTTGCCGCGTGCGGTCCCGGTCGCCCCGGTTATGGCCTCGCGCAGATCGCTCATCAAATTCTGGTAATGTGGACCGGCGATGATCGGATTACCGGCGGGATCCACCGTTATCATGTCGCGAAGCTGATCCAGTCGTGCGCCTAATTCTTGTGCCGCGTCAGTTTTCATATACCGCAGGCCTTGTCTGACCTGTCCGACCTGCTGAAGAAACCCGGTTGGTAATTGCATATTATTACTCGCCGCCAACTGGCCGATCTCGGCGCCGAGAGTGTCCCTGTGGGCGTTGAGCACGTCGGTCGTCAACGTGTCGGTATCGAGTCCCGCCCGGCGCGCGACAGCGCGGTTAACCTCCGCCTGCTGTCTCGCCACGTCAGCGGCGACACCGCCCGCTGATCCCGGTGTCTGGCCGAGCACCTGCTCCGTCTTTATCAGTGGTTTGCTGCCAGTCCGTTCACCGGCGGTCAGCGGCACGCCCTCGGTGTCGAGCATCTCAACGAGACGTCGCCGCTCGGGTGTCGTCACCGTGCGAACGGGCGTAACCGCTCTACTGGTTGCCGCGCTGCCCACGTAATTGCCAGTCAGTTCGGCACCGGGCGCTGCCCAGTCCGGCACGACACGACTGGCTGCGTCCCCGGCCAGCGCGCCTCCGGCCGCGACCAGGGAGGTCCCTGGTCCTCCGGCGATACCGCCTCCGGTTGCCGCGCCGGACACCTTCCGGACGATTTGTTCAGTTGGTGTGTTGGCCTGAATGTCGGCCATCTTCGGGCCGGGAATGGCCTGATCGGCCGCGTTGACCACGCGCGAGGCCAGTGGCCTCTGGGCCGGATCGACAGGCGTTTGCCCGTAGAGGTCGGCGCGTTGCTCCGGTGACATGGGGGGATACAGGCCGGTGAGATGCGCCCCCGCGTCGTAGACCGTGCCACCCACGCGCGCGATAGCGGGGCCAATCACGTTGCCGAACGGATCTATGACCATGTCGAGCAATCCCGTGGCGCCCTCAGTCGCTCCGGCGGCGACGTTCCGAGCCACGTTGCGCGCTGTCGTTGGTGGCGGAACGGGGTCTCCTTTCGCGGTCACAACAGGAGCGTTTGCCCACGGGGCGGTGCTGGTTGGGGTATCCGCGGCGACACCCGATCCCGGTGCCGGGACGATAATAGGGCTGCTATCCCACGCATTCGCCATCAGGGTTTCTTCCGAATATGCCCTTCCGGGTCTTTGAAGACCGCCCCGGATGGCAGTTTATTGAAATCTTCATCGGACTTCACGACAGGTGGCTCGGCGTCATCCTGAGACCGGGCGAAGCGTGTCACCACGCGCCCTGGCTCCAACCCATTATCACGAGCCAGTTTCTCATATTGATCAGCTATCGTGTTGTGCGAACGTAACTGATTATTATAGAGGTTCTTACCCTCTCTGATGAACGACTCTCGCAGCGATTCCGGCATACGAGCACCACTCAGCACGCGCTCGACCGCGCCCTGCACGCGCTGACCAAAACTTCCACTCGCGGCCGCCGCCGCGAATTCGCTCTCTCGGACGACGCTGGTTGGATCAAGCAGCCTGACATAATTGTAGAGCATCGACATATCGCCCGCGCCATCATTGGCTTTCGCCGCGCTTCGGATGTTCTCGAAGGAGGTTTGCACGATCCTGAAGTCGCCGGTGAGTTTCTGGAACTCATCGCGCAGCTTGTTTTCCTGATTGAACGTCCGTTCCGTCTGCTTACCGACCTCCGGGTCTGTAAGCCCCGCTACCAGGTAAGCGGTCTTGCCGTCCTCGCTCAACCGCCATCCGGGCGGAAGGTTACGGTCCTTCGCGGCTTGCTCCGCGCGCTTGTCGGCTTCCGAGTTGCGCCGGGCGGTCTCCGCATCCTGTCGGCGTTGATAATCGGTTTGTTCGGCTTTTTGCTGTTGCTCCTGGTAGTATTTCTGCCGCTCGAATTGCGCTGCCGCGTCCAGCGCGGCCTGTGTCGCGGCCTGCTGGCGGCCCGACAGGTTGGCCTGCCGCCACTGCTCGACGTGCGCGGCGACATCGGCGACCGGGGCGCCGGACTGCACCATCGATGCGGCCAGCCTGACCTGACCGGCGGTCAACCCGGAGGGCAACACCGGCTCCAGCGGGATGGTCCGGGACGGTGCCGACGGTGGTTGGAGCGGCGGCGGACGGGTCAACGGAGCGGGTGGCTGGGTAGCGGCGGGTTGGGTCGCGGGGGCCTGGGTCGTCACCGGAGGCGGCGCCAGCGGATTGCCCGGCCCTCTGATCGTGATCCCCGGCAACCCCGTCTGATACAGCGTATTCGGCGCCTCGACCGGCGCCATCGTGACCTGTCCCGCGCCGGGGCCGGCGGTATCAGTCCCACCCAGACGCAGCGCCACGCGACTCGGTTCGACAGCGGGCGTTGTCGTTTCCCCTTGGCCGACGATCGCCTGTAGCGCCGCATGGCCGGGATATTCCGGTGGCGCGTTCATCGCCAGACCTTGCGCCTGGAGGGCCTTGACCGTTGGCCCATACGCCACCGCCGCGTCGGCTTCAGGCATGGCAAGCAGCGCGACCGAAGCCTTCTTCACCGCCTCCATACTGGCGGGGTCGGCCTGCCCCGTGACGGTCGGCGCTCTCGGCACTGGCACCAGAGGGGCGAACCCAGGCGGTGCTCCCGCTGGCGGTGCGCCCGCGACCCTTGGCCCCGCGTTGGGATTGAACGGTGGCGGCGGCGCTGTCGTGACACGAGGGCCGGCGGTGCCGGGGGCGAACGTAAGTGACGGCGTGCCGGCCAGAGCGCCCACCGTCTGATTGGTATCCAGGGGACCGAACCGCGACCGCAGCAGTGTCTGCGTGCGCGGCCCGAACCGGCTTAACGGAATGACCGACGCGACCTGCGCCTGGACCTCACGCGGGGCCGACATGGCGGTCGGAAACTGGTTGACGTCCACGCCGGCCTGTTTCGCGAAGTCCCGCCACGTCGCCGTCTGTATCTGAAAGTGTCCCTGGCTGATCTCCGTTGGGTTGCCGCCCTGTGCCAGCGTCAGTCCCCGGCTGTCCTTATCGACGCCGCTGACGATGTTCTTGTCGCCGCTCTCGATGGCGGCCAACGCGTCCAGGAATGAACCGCCTCCGGCGCCCGCGCCGCCCGCTCCGGTCGTGCCGTCGCCGCCAGTGAGGGAGCGGATCAGCGCATCGCCACCCGACTGCTGAAGATCCAGCTTCCGCTGCTCAAGGCCCAGCCGTTGCCGGTTGATGTCGAGGGTGCCTAGCTTGGATTGGGCATCAACGTGCGCGAGCATCGGCGCCAGCAACTCGTTGGTGGACAGGAAAGGATCGGTGACCTGGGCGGAGGAAAAGGTTGGCATCGTGCGCTACCTCATATCTGATATTGAGAACCCCCAGGCAAAAAGGCGCTATCTGGCTGCTGTGACCATGTGTTAGGAGCGCGGGATTGCCCCGTGGGATCGAGAGAGGCATAGGCCGGGCCATCGGTGGTGCCACTCGCCCAACTCCGAAACTGCGGGTCGTTAAACAGGGTGTTCGTGGCGCTGCCGACCCCCTTCCCGACATTCCCGTAAATACTGGCATATTGAGCGCCAGAACTAACATCCGTTCCGGCGATACCCTGGCCTGTCTGAATCGCGTTCGCACCGGTCTTCGCCGCCGCGTTCTCGCCTAAATTAGCCAGTGAAAAAAGTCTGTTATAGTAGTCACCGAACTCCTTATCCGCGAGCCCGGTGCCGAACGTCTGCTCCGCTTTCAGTGTCGCGCCGGAGCGTAGCAGTCCCTGCGCCGCCGCGCCCGCGTCAACCGCTCGCAATCCCTGGTCGAGTGACCACGCATAGCCGGGCGATGTCTTGAAATTGCCCATCGCGGTGTTCGCGGCATCCGGCCCGTTCAACCCGAGCAGATCGGATGATGCCGTAAGTCCGGCCTGACCGGCGGTATTGTAGGGCGCGAGGTCGGCGCGAGCGCGTTCCTCGGCCGCCCGCTGTGCGGCGTTGGCGGACGATTGGGCGCTCTTCGTGGCCTCGCCTTGCAGGTAAGATGATGCGATGCCACCGACAGCGGTGACGCCCGCCGCAGCCACAGCCCACGGCACTTTAGTTGAACCTTTTCAAGAAGTTAGCCATGATTCAATCCTCCAGAACGAGGTTATGATGTTCGGCGATCGGCGGTTCACCATCCGGGTCGGCGTGGTCGGCGTTGTGGATACAAGCCAGCGTAACGTCCGGCTCGAGCGTGTGGAACTCGTGCATCATGCGCGCCGGGATTTTGATTGTCGCGGGCGCGCTGAAGTCTCCCACCAGATCCTCGCCGCACCACACCCGCACTGAGCCACGCAACAGCGCCGTCAGATGTGGAAATTTGTGTGCATGCTGCGGGATGACCGTCCCGGCGTCGGCGACCGACCAGACGCGATAATAGATCCCGCCATAGATCACGCTGCTGACCGTCACCGGTTGGTTGATCGCGCGTTTCATTCCGCCCTCATGCTCACGATTACCGTGATTCTGTCCGTCTCTCCGTTATTGACCGTCGCGTGATTTTTAAGATTATCAAAAATCCAACAATCTCCGGCACCCATCACTACCCGTTCGTCCTCGCATGTGCTGTAGCAGGCTGGATTGGTAGCGAGTGGCAGATACGCTTTTGTCGTGAAGAATTCTGGATGCCAGCGTCCTCGATCGTCATGTGGCTTTACCTGCTGTCCACCTGGGACGCGGGTTATAAGAATTCCCCCCAGTTGCACCGCCTCGCACCGCGACATCAGGCCAAACACGATCGGGCGAAGATGCGGCAACGCGTGCCACGCCGGGTAGAAAACCGGGATAAAAGGCTCGCGATACGCCTCCGGTGTCGTCAGATCCTCACGCGCTCTGAACCGCACCCAGATGTCGTCCGTGCCTTCAAACGACCCCTTTCCGCCCGTGCGCGCCGTGTTGGAATTCCACAGTTCAGGCTGACGATATAGGTCGAGCAACAGCGGCAATACTTCCACACCTGATGCGATCTTGATGAAATTACGCATGGCTGGTCTTTGACGTCTTTCCTGCCCTCCATCCGGTATCATTCTTCCGAGTGTAGGCGTCTTCCACCGACCATCCTTCGGCAATCCGGCGACATATTGTCGTGTAGTGAACGCCAGCATTGGCTGCCCACTCCAGCAATGTCTTTCCGACGCCGTTTATCGTGATTATCTTGCGAGTGAGCGGAATTCGGCGCTCCGATAGAAATTTCGACGCGTCCACTTTCCCCGTATCCGCGCGCAATCGGAGGGTACCGTATTTGATGTTAGACTCCTCCGCCCACTGCGCGATGGTCTTTTTCTGCCCGTCGATTTCAACGACCCGACTTGAACGGCGATTTCTGGCCTGAGCCTTGCGATCCACCCATGCGCAGTTATCCGGTGAATAACCCCTGGAATTGTCCAGGCGCTCAAGGGTTAATTCTGGGTCGTAACCGCTGGCTATGGCCCAGTCGCAAAACGCTTCGGCGGTGTTCCATTCAACCGCGAGAGTTATGCCTCTCCCCCCATAATTAGCATAGGCGGGGTTCCTTGGGTTCCGACATCTGGCCCGCATGGAGAAATAAGCGTTGTAGAGTTTTGGGTGGGTTATCGAGGAGCCATGGGTTGAGGCAACACCTCGATCGCTTCTGACTTTTCGCATGCAAAACCATAGCGCATATCGGACTAATCGACCAGAAGCGAGTTGCACGAACCGGGTCATCGCTGACGCCTCGCCCACAACATGCCCGTAGCCGACACGCCCCCGCTCGTGAACCCGCATTGCGCCACGAGGTAAACCGTCGTGTCCGTGCTGACATTGATCCGCTGATCGCCGCCCGTGCCGAGGCGCAACTGATTGGCGGCGGCCGACCCCGCGACCCTCGCGGATATCACGTTGAGCGTGGCTGAGACCGTACTGCAACTCGCCGCCGCGAACGTCACCGCCCCGGTCGGATTGATGATCACATTGCCCGCCACATCCCAGTCGCCCGGCGTCAGATCCAGGCTACAGATGTTCTGGACCGAGCCGTTGCTCAGCCCCACGGAGGCGCCGCTGGGCGTGACCAGATACTCGCCAATGTCCCCGGCCACCGCGTCAGAGCCGTCCGTTACCCCGGCGTGCTTCGTGGCGGCAACCGCCATCGCGTTGACCTGATCCGACAGGCTCTGGTGGTATTCCGTCCACGCCTGCGAGTGCTGCTGGCCCGAGGGGTAGTCGGCGATCGGCGCGTCATGGAACGGCGGATCGACGCGTTTTGGTGCCGTCGCCATCACGAGGCCCCCGGCGCGATGTCGGCGCTGACAGCGTAGAGGCGAGTCAGTCCATGAACCGTCAGCCGAAAACTCCGCTCACGGAACGATCCAAGCCGTGTCGTGAACACGCGATGGCGGAATGTCCCCGGCGCCCCCGCCGACATGATCCGAGGCGTCGTCCACGTTCGCGCGCCGTCGTTCGACCAATCCAGGCTCACCGGCCCCGGCGTCTCGGCCGAGCCTACTTCCATCTCGATCTCCACACGCGCGCAGAACGCCCGAGCGCCGCGAACGCTGCTGACGGTAATCGGCGGCAACGTCGCCTGCCTGATCACGGTGACGCCCGCGTCAACCGGCCACATCGCCAGGGTGTAAATCTGCCCGGTTGAACGACCCCCGAACAAATGCAGCGCGTTATTGTCGGTCGCGGCGACCCATGCCGCCCACGGGGCGTGTCCGTCCGTGCTGGTCGAACGCTCGTGCCACTTCTCGGTCGTGGCGTCGTAGACCAATGTCCGGTCATCCAGGGTCGTCAGGCAGTAGAACCAGTGACCCCGGAACGCGTGTGTCATCGCGTCCAGACCAACCGCGTTGCCGCTGATAATGGCCTCGATGGCGTGCGTCGAAACCCGCTTCGGCGCGTAGCCGTTTGATCGGTAGACGATACCATCCAGCCCCATCCACCACACCGAGCCGTCCATGCGGCAGACCGACATCGGCGAGCCGGTGCCGATATTGATCACCCCGCCGGACATGCGGCGGAATGGGAAAAACGAGATCCCCGGCGTGGTCTCCAACCCACTCGACCCAGCGTCGTACCAAACCTCGAAGCCGCTCTCGCCCACCGTCCAGACCTGCCCGCGATGCGCGATCACCCGACGTATGGCGTTTGGCATGGCGTCGGAAAACACGAAGTCCAGCGCGTCGAAGCTCAGTGGATCAAGCAGACGGGAAATGAACCACTGCGACGTGTCGCCGAGCGAGGAAAACACGAAATAGCCGTCCACGTAACAAACCGACGAGGCGCCGGGGAAGTCGGGGTCGGTGATCAGGTTCAACGCATCGCCGGGCAGATGGCCGCAGGTATAGGCACGCGGCGCCACGCAGATCACGGCGGCGATCGGCCCCGCCGCGATGGTGACGAAGCTGTTCCAGGGCGATGTTCCGGCGTCCGCCGTGCCGACATCAAGCAGGATCTCGATCGTTGGCGTGCCGTCCGCCGCGAACCGCAGGCGGTAGGCCTTCGTCCCGGCTACGAGATAGATCACGCCCGGCGCGTCGTCGTTCATCGCCAGGATCGGGTCCGCCCCGACACTGAGATAGGGCAGCAACGCTGGCGTGGAGACCAGTGGCGTCTCAGTCCTCGCGTCGGCGGGCGCCTGCTCGACCATTAAATTCAAAAGGGTCTTATGCACCAGTGGCAGCGATGGGTGCTCGTATGTCTCCGTGGGAAACGGTATCCGCCGCATCCCGGTTTTGGGCTTCAGAGCCTCAGAAAGCGTGGCTAAAGTGTCAGACATATGGCATTAATCCCGATGCGGCCGGCGGGACCTCATTGAAGCAGCGCGTCCTGTAGTTGGGTGAGTGTGTCAGCATTTCACCATTTCCCGGCGGCCGCATGCGCGGTGAGCGTGTCGGACATCGCTTCAGGTCACCAGGTTGTTGAAAACGAGTTTATTTGTCCCCGTCGCGGTGTCACTCAACGGTGAACCGGTATTGCCATACAGGCTGCAATTCGTAATCACGTAATGATCGAGACCCCCGGCGGTCAGGATGCCGGCACCCGCGTTGCCCCCTCTGCCCCCATAGTTGCCGGCGCGAAACCCGTTGAAGGTAATCCCGTTGACCGGCGTTCCGTCCACGTGCGCGCCGTTGCTGGAGTTGGCCTCGGAACGGCCGCCGATGATGTTGATCCCGCTCACCCCGGCGCCCGCGCCGGTGATCCGGACACCCGAGCCGCCGGCATTGGCGCAGAACTGGCAACCGGTGACTTCCATTCCGTTGACGGTTCCGGACGGCGCGGCCGGCTGGATGACCAGGCCGTGCCCGGCGGACAGACCAAACCACGTATTCGAGATCAGGGTGTCGAACACCCCGCCGCCGGGGATGAACATCGCCGCCGACGACCCCTTCGCGCTGTCGAACAGGCAATTCGTGATGGTCAGGGCGAATGTGTTGTTGCTGGCGGGTGGCCCAACCAGAAACGGCCCGTGGAACGTCGCGTTGATATTGGACAACAGCAGCGTGTCGCCGTTCCTGACGATGATGCACGCATTCGGTTGCGTGCCGGTCATGGGGCCAGCCAGCACCATGTTCGTGACCATGCAACCGCCGAAATTGTCGATGACGATACCGGCGCCGCCCGCCAATGGACTGAACATACTTCCATCGCTGACGGTCGCGCCAACGGCGAGAACGCTGGCCGAAACACCCTGGATAACGATTCCGTTGAAGTAGTTCTGCAACGTGAAGTCGCGAACCGACCCCGCGTTGCCTTGCATCTCTATCATGGCGCCGGTTTGGGTGCCGAGCCCGGTGATCTGAAGGTTGGATATTCCGCACGATGTGTTCAGCAGAATATTGGGATTGGCGTTACATGCCATGGTCAGCGTTGACGCCGCCCGGCCCGCGCCGCGCAAGGACACCCCCGTCGGCAATGTAATCGGCCCGGAGCTGAGATAGTTTCCGGGCGGGATCGAGATCGTGCCGCCGAATGGCAATGCCGCGATAGCTGCGTTGATCGCGGCGAGGTTGTCCGTCGTGGCGTCGCCGACGCCGCCGTATTGAACGATCGACACGGCGCCGAGCGATGTCATGACATAATCGCGCACCGCCGGCAGACGGAAGCGGCCGGACCCCGCTCGCTCCCCCACCAGGGAAGAGGAACTCGTGGCGGCGCCCAGGTCGGGCATGTCGGCGATGCGGACGCCGGGGAATGTTCCTGTTGTCACGCTCATGGCGTCGGTGCTCCGGCGAGGAAGATGGCCTCCTCATTCGGGTTGGTAAGCGTCGCCGGGTGCGGATCGGTCAGCATGATCAGCGGGGCGATCGAGCGCGAGACCATCGGGCGGACATGCAGGTGCCCCTCCGCCAGCAACTCGACATCGCCGCCGCCATCCGTGTCGAACAGGATTGCCCAACGGCAGCGGCGCGGCCAGGCGGTCATGGTGCCGGCGGGGACGACGATGCGGAACGTGCCGCTGGCGGCGGTATAGACCGTCCCCAGGCCGGTCCAGAGCGTCGTGGCGGGCCCGGCGATACCACCGCCATACCAGCAACCCCACCCGTAATCCCAGCCGCCGAAATACGGTCGGCAGCCCCGGCTGTCGGCCCAGACAAACATCGAGACCGCCGGGCCGCCGAGACCGCCGGACAGTTCGATCGGCGACGCATCGGGACTGTCACGCTCCACGACAGAGATCAGCAGCGAGAGGCTGTCCGTGCCGCCGAGGACGAGATCGCGGATCGGCACGCGGATGGGTGAGGCGCGGTCGAGTGGCAGCGTGATGGCGATGGCGGTCATTTCGGCGCCTCCAGACACTTATCGAGGATCTTGGTCAGCATCGTATTGCGCGCCTCGGTATTGTGAGAAAACGAGTAGGTCGCGACCCCAAGAAAACAGATGTTCAGGACGATGAGCACCACGAACCCCGCCGGGAGAGCTTTGATAAGGCGCTCCGGTACCGTCGCGAGGATATGCGTGGGCGAACGTCCGTTGTCATTGGCGTGCTCGCTCACTCCGCGCTCCGTGGCTGTTGACCACGAAGTTTTCCTTTTCCGTTCCGCGCGACCAGCACCAGCCTCGCCAGGATTTCTGGCATGTTCCGTTCCATATATCGATAAAGATCGTATGCTTCCTGGCGGCGCTCAGTCGATGTGTGGTCGCGCCTGATGACGTGACAGCGTTTCGAGCAGTACTTCTTGTTGGGCACGTATTTCCCGTCGAACGTGATCTCGGCATTGCAAACAGCGCAGCGACGCGCGTGATCCAGCGTCAGTGGTTGTTCACCACGAGGGTTCAGGTTAGCGGATGTTTTGGCTAAGTACATTATGCTAACACCATGATACGGTTCTGCGCCACGATATCGCTGATCGAAGCGACACTGGCCCAGTGCTCGAGCACGACACTCGTGGCGAGCGCCTGCACGGTCGTGGTCGGTACGGAAGCCCAGTGCTCAAGGACCACGCTCGTGATCTGCGCGTCGGGGTTCGTCGCGAACCATTGTTCCAGAATAACCTGAGTTGCTCTGGTGTCCGTCACGTGACTGTCCTCGGACCCACTTGAGCATTGTTTACACCAGCCGCTGTCCAGGCCACCGATGTGTTAGGATCGACGGTATCCGTCCGCCAGGCCCACAGCCAGCCACTGCTACTGAGCGTCATCGTCGGTGATGCGACCGTCGTTCCGCCGCTCTTGAGTTGCACCGCCGCCGTGCGCGATCCCGCGTCACTCTTTTGCATGAGGGCGCGCGTCGTTACCGCGATGGTGCTAACCGGTGTCGAGGCGATGGCGCCGATACCGTAGAAATCCGCGTCACCGGGTGTGCTGTCGTAGACGTAGGATGTGGCGGCGTCCTGCTGCGCCTCACTCACAGCCTGCCAGTTGGCGGGCGTGGCGGTATAGGTCCATGACTTTTGCCCGGCGAACGCGGGCATGGTCGTGACCGGATTGGTCTGCGGAAATACCGCGTAGGCCGTGTTCGATACCGCGCCGTTCGCGGCGTTGCTGTTGGTGGATGAAAACGCGGAGGTGGTGGTCCCGTCACACGACGCGCCAACCCAGTATTGCGTGCCCTTCACCACGGTGACGCCCGTGAACGTGAACGCATGGCTACCAACCACGACAGGTGTGACAGGTGCCGTGGCGGACGCCAACAAAGCCCCAGGCCTGCCGGTCCCGTCATCCGCGAAGATCGCGCATTTCATGTTGACGGCGTTACCAACCGTGGCGACGCTTACACTGACGCCGTTGACGACGCCACTGTAACCGGCGGTAAACGCCGTGTAGTTGGCGATGGAAATCATGTTTTGCGAGCCGTTGAATGTTCCGGTCGCCGTCTGCGTCAGCACGCCGGTCGAGGTCCGCGCGAACTGCACCGACGCATCGCTCGCGGGCATTCTGGTATAGCAACGAATGTCGCCCATCCAGGCGACGGCGGACGCATCGCTGCGCCAGAACAGGTCGTCGAGCGCCTGTAAGTTAACAGCGGCCTGTTGAGCGATCTGTATCTTATTCGCATATGCGTTGGCGGAGTTTTGGGTATCACGTATGGCGGTGCTGTCGTAATCATCAGCCGGATTGCCATTCTTGCGAACACGGAACCGTCCAACCGTATTGCTGATTATCACTTCAAACTCGAACGCATACCATGTGTTGATCACCGGGAACGCGCCTGTGTAGGTGTCGAGCACGGTTCCCGCCGGACCACCAGATGTAAGCAAAATAGCGCCGTCTGAACGAAACACGATGGAACACTGAGCCGTGGCGCCATCCAGCAACTGCACATAGGTTCCAAGAGTTGACCCGGTGATGGTCGCTGATTGCAGAAAAGCGACAGCGATATGATGCACGGCGTCGTTCACGCCGCTGGTCTTGATCATCGTGCTGTTGCCGGTGCCCTGCCACCGGAACGACTGACTACCGGCGAAGCGACCCGCCCCGATGATGACGCTCGTATTGGTGCTGCTGTCCCAATACCCATTAACGGCATCGGCTGGCGCCGCGTAGCAATCGAACGAGTCCCCCCAGGCCCATGCGCACATGCCTAAATCCTCGCACAGAGTAGGGTGATGCCGATGTCGGACAGACTGGCGTCCTGACTAACCGGAGCCACACATTGCAATACGTCACCCGCCGCCATCGTCGCGCCACTACCAGCGAGTGTCGCGCTGGTGTTGCTCGCTGATGTCACCGTAACAGTGCCGATGGCGGTGATGGTCGTGCCGCCCGTGATCCGGTTGATGATGAAGCCCGCGTTGCTTGTCGCTTTGACGCTGTCATACACGGTGCATCCAGCGAGTGACGCGGGGACAACCAACGCCATTGCCATCGGTGCGTTAACGATTGCACCCGTGGCGGGTTTGGATGCGAACGCGAACGTGATTGGCACCTGTTGAACCTCTACCGGCAACTGCGCGTAGGTAAGCGCGGGCAACCGCGCCGCGTTGAGCGTGCCCGTGCTGATGTTGGCCGCGTTCGTCGTGTCGGTCGTGGCTGACGCCGCGAAACCAACACCGTTTGTCTTCAGCACGGATGGATTGGGATAAGTTCCGCCGAGATCACCGCCCGCTGGACCAACAGGACCACCAGCACTCGCACTGACAATGCTTGTCCACTTGGTGCCATCCCAACGCCACGACACGCCAGCGGCGTTGAAGATGTCGCCCGTTACGGGACCGTTGGGGAAATCAAGCGGCATCGTCATGCCTCCTTCATCGATACGGCACGCGGCACCATCGACTGTGGATCGTCCGCCACGGCGTGGTTGGCGCACTGCTGCTGTATCGACGCGATGAGCGGCGCGACAACGGCGTAGGGAACCGGTGCCTGCGCGATGACACGCAGCACGGTTTCCCAGGTTTGCGCGTCGAGGATGACGGGGATGCGGTCTGTGGGGTTCATGCTATGCGACCCGGATCATGACGGCACTGCCGTTGCGATAGAGTTGCCCAACTCCGATACCGCCCGCCGCCGCCGCCGCATCGTTCGCATATGTCGTACTGGCCTGTAACGCGGAGAGTGCGATCCGTCCCGTAAGACGACTGATCGCGAGCGGCGTGAACAGTGTCGGCGATCCGGCGTCGGCCTGTGCCCACAGCACCAGATCATCGACGGTATCGACGGTCAGTATCCAGCGATCCACGCCAGCATTCTGCCAGTGTAGTGCGCGATAATTACCGCCAGCGGAGTTTATGAACATATTGGTGCCGCCCGCGCCGTTCCATCCACAGGTGAACCCGTTAATCGCAGCAACAGCTCCGGTCAGTGTCGATGCGCCAGTGACGGCCAAAGTCCCATCAAAACTGGCTGTTCCACTGCTAATGTTTACATGCGCCAGATTAAGTGCGTTTGTCCCCGTGCCGTTACCATAAATCACGCACGTCGCATCGCTACCGGGGCCGAGGAGCGGACTGCTGCTGGCGTAAGCGGTGTTGCCCACGAGGCTTCCACCCACGCACTGGTTCTGGAAGACGCCGTGAGTAGCGTCCGCATACCAGTTGAACGCGATGTTATGTTCGATCCTGACATTAGTGCCGGGACCATAGGCGGCGATGGCGGCATAGGTTCCGTTATTGGTATCCAGATAATTATGATGGACGTATGCATTGCTGACGGTGCCGCCGAGCAGGATGCCGAATGACCCGCTGGTGGGGCCGCAGCGGATATGGTTCTCCGCGATGACTACCTTGCTGTCGGAACCTCCGGTTGTGTGGCCATTGATTGAAATGGCCTGAGCATCGTTCACGTTGCAATAGACTATGTTGCCCAGACAAATAAAGCCTGTCGTGGTCGCCGCGCTGTTGTCGCTGTTCATGCCGGTGAAGTTTATGCACGACATACCCCCGTGTGCATCCACGTTCGACGTAGACCCATAGCAATCAATAACACGACAATCGGTTGATCCGCCCCAATGGTCATAACAACAGTTGGCGACATTGGTCGCGCGACAGCCTTGCGTCAGTGTATCGGTGCAACCGACAAACGCGGTCTGGTTGCTACCACCGTCCGAGTTGACGTTAAGCACCTGTATGTGCGTGCAGGCATTGAACGACAGGATGTGCGATGCCGCGCCACCGCCGAAGTTGGAGTAACCGATAGGAAAGACGAACCGTAATCCGTCAACCGTGATGTTGCTTTGCCCGGTCGCGTAGAACGCCTGAACGATGGCACCACCCGGCCAACTCGCCTTGGGCGCGGCGGTAATCGTCGCACCAGGGCCGAAGACCACGGTATTCGATTTCAGCGTGGTTGGGGCTGCGATCAGATAGTTGCCTTTGGGGAAGTATAGTGTAGCACCCGTGGTTGGGACCGCGTTCGCCGCCGCCTGGATCGCGACGGCGTCATTGGCCGTGCCGTTACCGAGTGCACCATAGTCGCGCACATTGATAACTTCAGCCGCTCGATCCTGCGCCGAACGCGCCACCGTTCCACCGGTCGCCGTGTAGTTGAGCGGACCTTGCATCGTCCCGCCCGTGAGCGGCAGGAAACTGCCCTCAAGCGTGCTCGCGTCGATGCTGTTCGCGGAGACCCATTGTACGGACGAACCGTCATCGTATTGGACGAAGAGTTGGCCGGAGTTTGAATCCCACCATAGTGGGCTTGGTACATTGCCCGGTGGCGTCGCCCCCACGAGCGCGCCTTCTCCGTCCTTCCCCGGCTCGCCTTGGGGTCCGGGCGGCCCGATCCAGCGTAACGGATCGGGCGGGCCCTCTGACGTTACATAATCGGAATATTTGAGACGATACGCCATCAGAAGTATTCTCCAACGACCCGCTCGCCGCTGGTCGGCAGCGCGACATACCGATAAATCGCGATCATTGCTTTAATCGCGTCGGCGGGATCTGTTTTGAGGCCAAACAAGGGTGCGAGGCTATCAGCTGCCAAAACAGTGTATGAATTTCCGACGGCTTCTGGAATGTCTTGGCTGGACCATCGCGCGATGCCGCGCATCGCCAGGTCGTCATGCACCGCCTGCACCGCCTGGTTGGCGTTATCGTCGGCGCTTATGACCATCGCGCCCTTGCGAACGCGCGCCTCGAGCAGCGCCACGGAGGCGGGATCTACCGCCTTACCGAAGCTCGACGCCATCTGCGCCGCCGCCAGTTTGGTAAATTCCTCGACGAATGCACGCGGCACGGCGGCGCCGTCCCACCACACCACGCCCTGGGCATCGAGCGCGGCGTGCACACTCGCCACCTTATCCAACGCCAACGCCTGATCGGACGGCAGCGGCGTTTCGTCCGAGGCGATGACGCCCAACTCGACCAACGCCATCGTCGCGATGGTGGCGACCGGGATCATCTCGGTCAGCGTCGGTGAGTCATCCAGCGGAACGACCCGAACACCGAGAAGCCTGAGCGCCTGCTGACCGAGGGTTGAGACGGAGACGGTCATCAGATCGCCCCCCGCTGCCGCATGAGCCGCACCCACTGTTGGTATCGTGGATCATTCGGGTTCGGCGCGACCTGGGTCGCGTTTATCGGCAACCAGCCAGAAACCGGATGACCGGGCGCCTGGTTCAGATTGCCGATGAGAACATCTTCCATGCCCCGATCGATGTCCGGAGCGGGCGGACGGAGCGCGTCCATGGACATATCCACGTCGGCATTGCCCCGTTGTAGCCTGTCGAGGCGACCAACCCAGGTATCAGGCGGACGTGGGGCGGGGTTCGCCATCGCGTACCCCGCCATCAGCCGATTCGTCGGCCCCAGCATTCTACTTACTGCGTGAGCGAGACGCCGCACCCGGATCGGTGATCGTCAGAGCCACCGAGGGCGGCGCGGCGGTCGAGCCCGAGGCGTTGGTGGCCGTGACAATGCACGTCGCCGCCTTACCCGCGTCCGCCGCCGTGACGGTATGGGTCGCGGAGTCAGTGCCCACCACCGCCCCGTCCACCGTCCACTGGTAGCCGTAGCTCGTCGGCTCGCCCGACCAGGTCCCTTGTGTGCAGGTCAGTGTGTCGCCCGCCTGGGTCACGGCGGGGACGGCGGTATTGACCGGGGCGGTCCCGCCTCCGCCACCTCCGCCACCTCCGCCCGTTTGGTCGCCCGTGATGATGCCCGCCGCGAGGCTGCTGATGCGCGTGGCGCGGCCCTTGGGTGCCCCCGCCGCCTCGGCCGCCCGAACAGCGCCCGCCGGATCAGGCGCCGTGGGAGGCCCGGAGGGCGCGTTCGGATCGAGGCCCAACGCCACCATGTGCGCATCATAAGCGGCCTTGTTCTCCGCCTCCGTCACGCCCGCGCCGCCCCGCGCGCCGAGCGAGCCGGCGCCGTTGTAGTCGAGGATGACCTGCGCCCCGACCGAGCCGGCCGCCATGGCCGCCATCTCCTCGGCCGTGCGCGGCGCCACCGCCACCGCGACGGGTGCCGGAGCGACGGCCCCGGTGACGGTATTCGAGCGGCCCGCGTGATCGATCGTCTCCGTGTCGCCGTGTTCCGTGGGTTTCGTTGCCATGGTGATACTCCTTATGCATCCGGCTCCGCGGCCGTCCATACCGTTACGATACCAGCGTCGACCGGTTTCGTTGTGTCAACGGTCGGGTCGGTGCCAAATCTTAGCTTACCGATGCCGCGCATCTCCTGGATGCCAACCCCATGCATGTAGTTGTAGTCACGTGTGTTCGTCGTTGACTTCATCCGTTGCGCCCAGGCAACGCCCAACGCCTGCGCGCCGCACAGGAACGACGCGGCGGTGTCCACCGTACCGCCAGCGCCCACATCGGGGACAACCGGTAGTTCCGGTACTTCACGGATGATCACGCCATTGTACATGATGTCCCCGGCCGTGAAGAGCGGATTATCGCGGCCACGATCCCACGCGTATTGCAACGCGTTGATGATCACCGGGTCCTGCATCAGGTCGCGGAATGGCAGGCTCGGCACGAACATCACGAACCATTCCTCGTCATCGTTGACCGAGATGGGCCGGATGCGCGGGGAGGCGGTGCGGGCGATGCGCTTGGCCAGTGTCACGACGGCGGCGGTCAGCTTGTCGGCGGTGTTATCGATCGTGGTCAGGGCCGTCGCGAAGACGCCGGATACCGCGTTCACCTTGCTGTTGCCGAAAAGGACACGATCGGCGTTATTGACCAGCCAGGTATTACGCTGGCCGGCGGTCGCGGCGGTGTACGACACCTGGACGTTGCCGTCAGCTGTTATCGCCCCGAGGCTGGTGATGATGTCGTTCCGCATCTTCTCCAGCTCCCAGACCATCAGGGCTTCCCTGGCGGCCTCGCGGAGATCGATCACGCTCTTCTGTTCGTCCCAGTCCGACACCGCCACGGCATGGCGGAACGCGGACACGACGAGGTTCAGGGACCGGGCGTTGAGTATTTCCTCATTGCCCTCCAATACGGTGTTTCCGGTTACGCCGGCGCCCACGAGGCGACGGACGGTCGGGAACACCACGGTATCCCCGGCCTTGCGGGTCAGATCCTCGCGGACCTGGATCATCGACCCCATCTGGGTGCCCATGTACCTGGCAAATTGATTCTTCCTGACATACTCAGTAAAGAAGTCAGAATCCCAGATAAGCGGAGTAAGTCCGGCTCTCGCCGGAGTAACGTTCATGTCTGCCAAGACTATGTTCCTAGGTCACGAGTTGATGAAAACTCGCTTTCTCTCGGTTCGGTGCAGTGGTATTCATATGGCCATGCCAAAAAGGCCCGCCGTTCCACGCCACGAACTCACCGCCGAGATGGTCCGGCGCGCTTTGGACTACGACCCGGTGACCGGGTTGCTGTCCTGGCGACACCGCGACGACGTGTTGCCGCGTGTAAACAAACGCCTTGCTGGCAAGCCGGCGGGCTGCCCTGATGGTCAGTACGGCTACCTGTCGGTAAGGCTCCATGATTGTCCGTATCAGGCGCATCGCCTGATCTGGCTGCACGTCACGGGAGAGTGGCCCGCCGATATCCTCGACCACGTTGACGGAAATCCGTTGAACAACGTCTGGAGCAATCTGCGGCCAGCCACGCGAGCGGAGAACAACCGAAACCGACGGACACGCCGAGAGGATGGACGCCTGAAAGGCACACTTCCAGCCTCCAGGGGGCGTTGGAGGGCCGTGATCATGCTGGGCCGTGAGAACCATAACCTTGGCACCTTCAGCACCCAGGAGGAGGCACACGCGACCTACATCGAGGCCGCGAAACGTCTTCATGGGGGCTTCGCTCGGTTCGATTGATGGGGACGTGGGCGGACGCCCGGATAAAGCCCGGCGACGGCTCAACGCCCGATCAGTCCCCCGGCGACGGGGTCACACCGCTTAATCGGACCCGGTGGGGGTCCAACGCCCGAACTCGTCCCGGCGACGGACTGCCTTTGCTTCCGCGATAGCGCGCCCGATTGTGCCCGGCGACGGCGGCGGTTGCTCCGGCTCGACCACGTCATCGCTGACAGTGGCCAGGATCAGTTTAGCATCGGCGAGGGAAGCAACGATAGTGGCCCGCTTTTCCGCCTCACTCTCGGGCATCCTGCGCTGGAGGCGCGCGGCGAACATAATAGCCGTCATGATTGCGAGGTCGGTCATCTGATCCGGCCCGGTGGCCCAAAACAGAGAAAAACGTCATAGAGGAAGTAAATCAGGAACACGATCACGATGACGGCGACGATGATACGCAGCACCCGCATCACAAGATCCCCGGCCCAGCCGAGCCAACCCAGCACGATCGGCAGGATGAGCATGGCGATGGCCACGAGACCGCACACCACCACCAGCCACACCAGAAACCCCACGAACCAACCGACCGAGAAGCAGGACATCGTCATTGCTCCTGTTGCGTTGTGCCGAGCGCCGCCGCGCCGCCGCCCGCCATCAGGCCGGCGAGGCCATAGCGGCGGATTATGTTCATGGAATTAGTGTCGAAGACGACATAATTGTGACTGCCTTCCCCGGCGGACCTGGAACCTTGATCTAAATACTTAATGCCGGGGATGCCCGCCTCTTGTAACGCCTGAGAAGCCATGGCAGCGGGATCTCCCGTCTTCGACGCCATCTCACGGTTGGTCTCCAGTTCAGCCATGTAGTCCTTGACCGACATCCGCATGTCGCGCGGTGGGTATGGCGTGTTGTTCAGGGCTTTGATGACATCCGGGTGTTGCTCGCTCAGTGGCTTGTCCCATTGCAGAAACCGCTCGGGATCGGCGGCGACGTTGACCTCATACATGTGGCCGGGAGGCTTGCCCGATAGCGGAGCGCCCTCTTTCAGAAGTTGATAGCCTTGCCTAAGGTTTGCCATTGTCTCAGGTGACCACCCCATACCCCCCTGTGCGTGATCAAGCATTTTCGCCATTGCGGCATTTCGATCACCACCAAAAGAAGACAGGTATTGTGAAGCGATTTCTTCAGGTGTTGCCGGTTGCGCCAGCGCATCCCGATAACTGCGCGCCACGCCCTCGTTCTCGGCGAGATACATCCCGTGGCCGTAAGCCTGCGCGCCCTCGCCGGTGCCGATCTTCGACAGGTCGAACGCGTCGAACCGGTGCGGACTGCCGTGATAGGCCTTAATCATGCCAACTCCGCCCGTGTCGAGGCCAAGCGCCGGGTTGTCCATGCGCGCAGCACCCTGGCTGGTCATCTGCCCGGTGCGTGGATCGATGAACTGTCCGACCGGCCCGGCGTAGGTCGTCGGTCGTGGCACGCCCGTCGATTGCAGTGTCTCCGTCCCCACCGGGTTGTCCGAGCGCCAGACCTGGGCGGGATCGTCGGGCGGGAAGAGGTCGTTGCGCGCCGTGTCCAGGTTCTGATTCTGGAACCCCGCCATCAGCCGATTGAACCAGCCGGACACTACCGCCGCCGCTCCGGTCGTTTCAGTATATCATCAATACTCATTGGTCCAACGTAACCATTGGTGCCACGTGGCGCGCTGCTCCGTGCGTTGGCTAAAGAGGGAGGAAGGCCCGCAACGGGAGAAATCGGCTGACCCGCTGGATGCTCAGCTTCCCACTTTGTACGCTCTTCAGCCACTATCCTGGCTCTGTACGCCGCCGGATCGGTGCCGATTTCCTCATGCAGCCGCGCCGTGGAGTTCGAATCAATCATCCACTGGTAGGGGTGCGGTTTACTGTAAAGCTCGTTCCACAAGCGCGGATCTGCCTCCGTCCGCTTCTTGAAATACTCCGTCTCGCGATCGATGACCTCCTTCCCATGCTTGTCGAGCGCCATCATCTCAGACGTGTTCAGCCGCTCGTTCAGCACAACGCCCCGCACCCGCCTCGTATATCCCTCGGGGTCGCGCGCCGGGTCGATCGGCTCGGCGAAGGGCGGCGGCGTGGACTGTGGTGGCGGCTTCTTCGCCTCCTCGAGCTGCTTCGCCAGCGCGTCCCGCTCTGCCTCGGCGCGGCTCGCTCGCTCCACCCAGTTCTGCCGCCGCTGCCGTTCCTGCTCGTATGCCTTGCGCGGGACGTTGGGTTGGCCCGGCTCTGGTTCGCCAGGATCAACGTCGTCGTCTGGCTCCGTGGCTACCTTATCGGCCTTGACTGGTGGTGACGTGCTCTCAGGCTTACCCGCCGGGAGTTCTGGCGTGGCACGCTCTGGCGCTGCCTTTGATGGCTCCGACGCAGGCGTTTCGGCGGCCTCGGGCTGGGCGCCACTGCTTAGGAAGGCGTCAAGTTGGGATGGTGTCTCAGACACTTAGTTTCCACGCCTCCTGTTCTCGGGTATACTTCGGCCGCGCCGCCGACGATGACCCCTTCCGGGTCGCGAGACCCGGACCTCATTGAAGCTGGTAAGCCGTTCGCGGGACGTTCGGTTGTCCAGGATTGGTTCTCTCGGCGGCGCGCTCTCTACCTTTAGTCTGTTCATGCTGCCCCCGGCTGTTCCGGTGGCGCGAGCGCGTTGTGGCGCGCGATCAGCATGTCCCCGACACGCTGCACCGCGCTCTGCCGCAGATCGTCCGCGCGTGCCTCGTCCGCCGCCGCCTTGGCGTGCCTGCCTCTGACGTCGGCGATACCGAGCGCCGCCTGTATCTCCGGTGGAACCACTGTCCCCGGATCGCTCGGTGGGTCGGGCGGCGCGCCCATGTCGTTGTACATGCCATGGACATCCGCGATATGGTGAATCGATGCGTGCTTGCGCTCGGCCGCCAGAGCGAAGTCCGCCGCCGCCTTGCCCTGCTGCGCCGTGATGTCCGCCTGTGCCTTGGCCTGCATCATCTGCTGCGCGGTCTGCCGCTGTTGCGCCTGCGCCTGCTGGCTCTGCTTCAGCATCTCCAGAAGTTGATCCTTGTTCCGCAAATTGCTCGCCGCGATCAGGATCTCAGGCGGGATCAAACCCGGCTGCGTGCCGGCCAGTTGTATCAAAACCTGGAACTGCTCCGCCTGGATGCTCGGAACGTCGATGCCCTCTTCGATCGTTATGTCGATATCCATGTCCGTTATATCGTTGTCGATCCGTATTACCTGTTGCAACCGTGGATCGCCCGGCACGATCTGCATTTGCTGCATCGCGGCGGCGCGTTGCTGCTCGGGCATCGCCGCCAGTTCGTCCATGAGCCGCACCGGCTGGTTGATGCCGACATATTTCGTTGAGCCAAGATCATCGGTTACGTGAACAAAACGGCCCGCTGTCCAGTACTGCCGCGCGGCCATCCAGGCGACCTCGTAGACCGTCCGCGACCACATCCGCAGCGTATCGGCGATCGGCTCGTGGGTCGCGGCACCACCCGCCTGCTGCGCGAGGATGGCCCGGCCCGACAACTCGCGGGGATCGGTGCCGCTCATCGCCGCGTTCGGCCCCGACGCCTGCATTTCCGCCGTCGCGTGCTCCAGCAGCTTAAACTGGCCCTGAGCGAGTTCGCCGCCTTCCTGTATCTCGAACTTCATGCCGGGGTTGATGGAGATGTAACCGTCCGGTTTCGCCACTTCCCGCCGTGCGTGGTCCTGGTCCGCGACCGCGCCATCTTCCGCTATGACCTGCCGCACGCTCAGAAGATGCAGCGCCTTACTGCGTCGTTTATTGATCTCGTCTTGCACGGAAATCAGGTTGCGAACCATACCGTAACGGTTATTCTCACGATCGACGTGCGCGGACGCCATGATGAGGCCGGCCGTCGATCGGGCCTTACCGTCCAGGAACGGTGATTTCATCGGTTCAGCCAGGAAGCCGACGCGGGTCAAGGTGGAGACCCACCATTCGTTTTTCTCTTGCCAGTGCATCTGCACGATGCGGACGCGCTCGCGCTTACTGTCGCACCAGACGATGTCGTGCGGCCGGTCGGAGTAGGATCCGGTCTGCGTCGCGAACGTATCGGAAATGAGGTCTTCCGCGTCAGGCCACGTTTCGTATGCCTGGTCGCGATCCATCCAGATAACGATGCCTTTGTAGCGCGCGTCGCTAAAGTCCAGTCGTCTGCTATGAGGGTCCCAGAACAGGCGATCGAACGGCACCTGCGTAATCCTGATGTCCGCACCACCCCGCCCGTCGTCCTCCAGCGCCAGATCAGCGCCGCCCGCGCCCTCGACCATCAGGCTTTCGTAAACGTCCGAGCGGATCAGCGGAAAGTTGTTGTCGTCGGAGATGTAGCGAAGCCCCTGCGTCGCGGCGTTCGCCTTGTCCTCGTCGGTCGGGTTGCGGGCGAATGCTTTTGGGTCGGTCCTCGACTTGCGCTCGAGGCCGCACATCAGTTCGACTTTATCAGCGATCTTATTGATGGTGATTTCCGGCTGGCCGCGCGCCTTCAGCGCCTCCTTTTCCGCCGCGCTCCACTGGTAGCCGTCCTTGTAATCGCGATCGCGTTGCGACATACGGCGGCCATCCGCCGTTGCCATCTCGCTGTCCTCGAACCACTGGACCTGTCGCGCGTGCAGGTCGTCCAGGTCGCGCGGGTAGCGGTCGTCCGCGATCCCCGGCCCACCCTTCGGACGCGACGACTCGGCGGCCTCCGGGGCGGTCGGCGGGTCGGGATAGAGGGATTGGGACATTATCCGCTGCCCTTGACGCGCCGCGTTCGAGCGCTGTCTGCCTTGGCGTTCTCGGCGTCGGATCGTTCCACTTCGCCGGCGAGTTTTCGCAAATACGGCGCGAGGTTCTTACGCCCCTGCTGCCTCACCACACCCCGCATCGTAATCTCCATGAGGCGTTGGAACTCCATCACGGACAACGCATCCGACGTGACGGCCCCGTCCAAAAACGTCAGTAGGCAGTTGACCAGAGTATGGGCTCGCTGGACGAGTTTCCGGTCTGGCGCCGGCGGCGGGAACAGGTCGGCGTGCAGGAGTGCGTCGAGTTGCTTCTCGATCGCACGCTTGACCGAAAGCACGGTGACATCCTCCGGTGCCGTTGGCGGGTCGGGGTAGAGCGACTGGCTCATGTCGGTCTGATCACTTCACGGATCGAGTTCTTGCTCGCCGCCTCCATCGCATCAGCCAACAGCGAGCGCAGCCACTCCCGCTCAACCGTGAAGCCGAGATCCTCGGCTGCGATCATCGCCGCGTCGGCCCACTTGTCCACGTCAGTGCCGACCTCGCGTTGGAACTCCGCTCCGCTCAGTGTGCGAATGTCAGTCATTATCCATCGCCCCATCTTCGAGAAACGCCGCCACCCATGCCTTGAAGGTAACGCGTCGCGTGGGCGGTGACGGAAAACGGTCCAGGGTAGAGTTCATCAGATCACCCAGCACGGCCATCGCCTCAATGGGCTGCAGCTCGGCCAGATGTTCGTTCATCGCGATACGATGCCGCGCCGTGGCGACCCGGATCAGCGCCTCGATCTTTTCCCGGTCGGCTTCGGTCAGCCCGCGTTGCTCGATCATCACGCCACCCTCCAGTCGCGCAGTTCTTCCGCGTCGCGATTGAACGCCGCGTCCCAACTGTCGCGTGGCTTCGGCCGTTCCATGTCGCGAACGTAAGGACGTGACATACAACTATACCGTAACGAATCAGCCGCGTGATCTTCAGAACTTGTGTCAACGTCTTCCGCTCGGATCGGATCATGCTGCAATGCCGGAACGGTTCTGATCAGGTCTTTGCACGTCGAGAAGAACACCACCATCGGGTTGCCATCGCCGTCACCGACCAGTCGCGCCCTGACCTGATCCCAGCCGCCTATCGCGCCCAGCCGCGGCACCCTCTTGTTGTCTGCTGGGCGGAACACGATACGGGCCGCCTGCGTCATGCGCGCGGCGATCGAGGGGCCGCCATCCTCGCTGTATATCGCCGGATCGGCCACGCCCACCATCATGCCGCTGGCCGGCTTCGGATCGTCGCGCTCGCGGTCGCGAATGCCCTCGGCGACCTGCTCCGCCGTCATACGCAGCCCGACGTTCGGCTCTCCAGGCTTCATGCCGTACCATTCCCGATAGCAAACGAGGCAGCCGCGCGCGATGTCGGGAATGGACCCGTCGCTCACGGCAAACCAATGCACGGCGAACGGCCGCGCGCTGCCCCAGTCGAAGCTGCGAAACCGCGCCCAGTGGTCGGGGAGAGATCGAGGCGTGATTATGTGCCGATCGGCGCTGAACTCGGAAAAGAACGCTCCCGAAACGACTGACCAATCACCAAACAACCACGCGCGGACCAGTTCCGGCGAGCCCGACGCCTGGAGCCGCTGCACATAGTCGGGGCCGAGGTATGCGTTATCGGCGACCCGCGAGGGGATGTAGATCCGCTCCAATCCCGTATCGTCACGCAACACGCGCCAGCCCAACGGCGCCGGGTCGATGTAGCGCGAGCGCAACCACTGGTGTCCTGACCCGCCTGGGTTGCCAGTGAGACGCATGCCAACCGGCACGCCAGCGCCGCTGCGTAATGTCGCCATCAGCTTCAGGATCGGCGCGGGTGAGGGAAAATTGCCCGCCTCCTCGACATACACACGCGTGCAACTCCACCCCTGGTATGTCTCCGCGTCAGCATCCCGCTCCAGGTAAGCGTAAGTAATGCGCGCGCCGTTCGGGAATATGAAACGTCGAGGATTGTAGGTCGCGTGAACGCCGATCTTGGTATAGATCGATTTGGCTCGCTCGAATGTTTCATCGAGTTCAACGCGAGTGCGGCGGATCATCAGACCGATGGCGTCGACCCCATACTGCGCGGCATGGATCGCCCACTCGCCAATAACGGCCTCGGTCTTGCCGCCGCCGCGTGCGCCACCGAAGAAGCACTCGAACACCGCGCAATCGACGAACGCGGCCTGTGGTCCCGGCTGCGGGGACCATGCGGTCAACAAGCCATCCGCATCAGGTGTTTCCATTATCGTCCGTCACCATGACGGGCTCGACCATGCCGGCCGGCGCGTATTGGCGGAGCCATTCCTGCACTGATGCTGTGGCCGAGGGCGCACGGATGACGTAGCTCGCGCGCATGTTCACGTCGGCGTCGATCGGCTGCACGGGCTTGCCCCAGGCACGTTCGAGTAACACCACGGCGGCGGCGACCTGGGCGGCTGGAGGCGCTTTGTCATCACAAACGATGCTCGCCAGCCTGCCAATCGCTACTGGCGTGTGCGCCCGAGCCATTTCGATAACGTCAGTGGGGATCTTCCGTCGTCCGCTGGGATTACCGGACTGTCCTGGCTTGAATGACGTACCATTTGCGTGGCCGGACCTTGATATCACGGACGACCCCTGAAAACCCTGTTACACGCCTGCAACCAGGCCGTGTGGTATCCGGTTACCACATGGCGCGGCGGAAATGTCAAGAAACGGCCTGATTTGGTCAGGCGGCGCGTACAAAAAAAACCGCCGGAGGCGAACCCGGCGGTGGATAGGGGGGAATCTGTGTAGCTGAGTTACGCAGTATCGCCTGACGCAGCGGCGGATGCAAGAGGCGCCCGGGGACAGAGGCTCATGCGGCGGCTTCCGAGGGGTCTGTGCGGCGTGGCCGGCGGGTGGCGGTGACATAGCCCAGGGCGGCCAGTGCGACGCCGAGGATGGCCAGGGCGGCTGGCTCTGGGGTGGCCGAGGCGGACACGTCGCCCGTGAAGGATGCTGTGAACGCGCCGATGGTTGCGCCGTCGATGGTCAGCGCGGCGAGGTCGACAAAGGTCAGGTTGAAGCTCGACGGCGCCAGCAACTGGCTCGCCGGGATGATGTTGCTCGCCAGAACCAGCTGTTCGGGCGGGTTGGAGACCTGGACTGTCAGGCCGGGTCCACCATTGGCACCGAAAGCCGCGTCCGTGAACGTGCCGGAGAGGAAGTTTCCGCCGCAGCCCGCCACCGAAGAGATGCAGAACGTGCCTGAGTAGTGCTGGATTATTTGATTACCGAACAGCACGGCGGCGTCGATCGATGTCGCGGCGAGCTGAAAACTCGCGCCGGCGACATTGAACAGGCCGCCGCCGAGGGTGACGAGGGTTCCGGCCGCGATGGAGATGTTCGTCGTGATGCCGTTGTCGGTGGCGGTGACGGTGTTGGACCCGCTCTCCTGAGCGAAGGAGGTGATCAATGTGGCGTGGGCGGGAGTAGCGAAGTGGCCGAAGAACCCCGCTCCGGCGACGACGGCGATGGCTGCGGCGAGCGTGCGTTTCATGGCGGTGGCCCCGGATTGGCCTGGAAATGTGTCCGGATTTTCACCATTGGTCAAGAGCCGCGGAATAAATCGCGCCTGTCCGCAAAATGTCATTGGCTGTCCGCATATCGCGCTGTATGGTGTCTTCATCAACCAGGAGACACGGACATGAGCAGCCACCAGCCGATTACATCCGAGATGACCATTGAACAGCGCGCCATTGCCCGCGCGGCGAATTATGCTCGCTTCGCCGCGAATTTGCGGGCGTTCGCGGATCGTCAGGAAGCGCGGGCACCCGGCCGCATGGACCACATCACGGGCGACGTTCTGAAGGCAGCCGAGGTTTGCGAGACGATCTCGGCGGCTTACGCGGCGGGCGACAAGGAAACGGTCGCGGCCAACCGCGAGGCGTTCGGGTTGCTGGGGATGAACGCCACGGTCAGCGGCGCGATGGAGGGTTGAGCGATGACCAGCATTGACGATCCCGACACCACTGAGCCGACCCGCGAGGAGTTGCTGACGTTGAACGCTGCGTTGCGGTTGCGCCTCGACATGACCGTCTCCGCGCTACTGGCGGCGGCGTATCGGTTGGACGAGGTCCGTTGTGAATGGTTGGACGAGACGCCGGCCGAGGCGGAAATACTCGCTGGGCTGCTCGCGGCCGGTGACATGGCCCGTGCGGCCGTTCAGTTGGCGCGTGGCGAGACGACGGACATTCCCCGCTCTTTGCTCAAGGACATGCCGCCACAGCGTCAGGTGGCCGCCCGGCGGCTGCTGGAGGCCACGCGGTGATGGACGACGAGACGCGAGCCGCGTTCGCCACGCTCGAGGCGCACATGAACGGGCGATTTGATGCGTTGATGAGCCGTATGAACGACCAGTTTGAACGGGTCATCGACACGATGGGTTCGCTGAACACCGACCTTCGGAACACCAAGTCGTTTCTGCTGGAGGACGCGATCGTACTGGGTCGACGGATCAGCAGCATTGAGGATCGGCTGGACCGGCTGGAGAAGCGGGACGCTGGGCTATGACCCCGAAGGAATTCGAAGAGGCCTTGCGAGTATTGGGGTGGTCGCATCGTGAGCTTGCGCGGCGTCTGCGGTGCGACAGCGGCCTCCCCACCCGCTGGTCGCGTGGAACCGCTGTGGTGCCCCTCCCGCTGGCGCGGTGGCTGGTATCCGCGTGGGAATGGCACGAGCTGCACCCGGCGCCCAGCGATTGGCGGGTCGTTCAAAATGTGCGCGACGGTCAGCACGACCGTCCGTAACGTCATCGAGGGACTCCGAAGCCAACCCCTCTGACCACATCCGGCATCTGGCTTGCCGGACGGGCACGGCCCGGAGAATTCACCGTGTCATGACAGGCAGAACCTGCCAGTCCCATGGGATCGGGTCAATCATTGCCGCCGCCGCGCTGGATGAGGCGTGCCGCCGCGAGTGCGATGCCGGCTGCCGCGAGGGTGATCACGACGGCGACCTGGAGTGCGTAGAGCAGGATCATGGGTCGGGGAGATGGGATTGGCTTGCTTCATCCCATTTGATGCCCGCGCGCTTTTCCCAGATCCGCATGATTGCCTCGGCGGGCAGGCCTTGTGCTTTGAGGCGGTCTGTTTCTTTCCGTCCCTCGGCGAGGGCGGCACGGATCAGTCGCCGCGTCGGTTGGTCCTTGTCGGTCATCGGTGGAGCGCGGCTTGCAGTGCCCGCCACACCTCGCGGTCGCGGTCGCACAGTTCGCGGTCGTAGTTGGCCGCGAGTGGCCCGTCGGCTGTTTTTGCCGACCGCTTCGCCTGCGCGGCGGCCTGCTCGACCAGCGCCTTGAGTTGTTGGCGTAGTGCGTCGCGCCTTCCGTGATCGTATGCGAGGCACTCGACATGGAGACGCGTTTCGTCCGCCACGGAAAGTTTGATCCGGTCGGCGATGACAGCAGGAAGGTCTGGCACTTCTTCAACTCCTGGTTGCGGTAGTTCGTTACGCTGGTTGCGGCGTTCGTTACGCTTCACGACGGCGGCACCCGGTTTGGCCTCAATAATCCCCCCCCTTTAGGGGGGGGGGGATTTAGTGAGGCCGAAGCCGAACCGGGCTGCCTTGGCCTCATTAAAGAGGCCTCAAGAATGAGGCCAATTATTGAGGCCGGTTCACCGCAGTCCGACCCAGACATCGTCGCATATGATTTTTTCCTGTCTTTTCAGCATGGTAATCGCCCTTTGTATCCTTTGGTTGTTCGCTTTCACGTCCCTTTGCCGTTCGGTTTCGTTGCCATTTCCGTCCTCTGCGTCTAAAATCCCGGCCTTCTTTATTGAGGCACGTAGCCTCCCCCTGGCGATAGCCCGGATTGGGGGTGATTCCGGGTGCATGAGGACGTCCTCGCCCTCCCTCGGATCGGCCATCAGGTTGTATAATTCGTCGAGGATGAGAGCCGCGAGGATGGCTGTCTCGCTGTTGCCGGAGACCGGGCGGCCCCGCTTCTTCGTCGGCTGTTGAGAAGCTCCGGCGTCATGGACGATGCACGAGGAAACCGGTCGCCCCTCCGGGTCGAGGCCAACGGGGACGATTTCCAGGGTAAAAGCGCGCGGCTCCGTTTCGGCGTCGTCCTTGGCCATCTCGACCTGGAAGAACCGTAGGGCGCGGGTCTCGTTCTCGGGCCATACGTGAACGATGGTATCAGCACCGCCGATCAGCGAGACGCTGCCCGCCGGGGTGCCGCCGGCCTTGATTTCGTGATGCACCAGGGCGACGGCGTAGCCCTGGTCGATCAGGACAGTCACGCTGGAGAGGTAGACGTTCATATCGGGGGACGCGTTGACATTTCCCACGCCGAAAGAGCGGAACACGGTGTCGATGACGATCGCGACCGGATCGAGGCCGCGTTGCCTGGCGTCCGCGAGGGCCTCGATGATCGACGATGGATCAGGGGCATATGTGAGGCCGCGGGTTTCGGCACGGATCAGCATGGGTCGTCCGGTGGCGAGGATGAATCCCTTGGGGTAAGTGTCTCGGTCCCAGCCGTTGGCCTGCGCGGCGGCGGTGAGGCGTTTCCAGAATCCGGCGTGACCCTCGCAGGCGACGTAAAGCACGGGACCGTGCCGCACGATGTCGTGACCCATCCAGTCGCTGCGGTTTTCGTCGGTGATGGCGAGGGCGAGGTCGGTGACCAGGAAGCTTTTGCCGCTTTTGGGTGGTCCGTAGACCAGGGTGATGCTTCCGGCGTGCAGCAGCCCTTCCACGATGGTGCCGAGGGGTCTGGCCTGAAGGGCATCCCAACCATAGGCCAGTTGGAGCGCGGGTTTGCGTTCATCAGGTTTGGATGGTGGCTCGGTGATTGGCGTCGGATCGTTCACCCAGTCGGGTGGCTCTCCGAGGGGCGTTTCAGGGTGAAACGTGCCGCCTGCCATGTGGAACAGCGATCCGGCGCCGATCTTTGTCGGTGGACTGTTCGGGTAGTCTTCCCAGCGTTTCGCGGTTATTTTCGCATTGTAGGCCGGGTTTCGCCTGCTCCAGGTGTCAAACAGGTCGCCGCCGAAGGCCGATCCCCCGGTGGCGGCCCAGAGGGCCATTCCGACGCGGTTCCATGCTTCCCAGTTGGCTGGTCCGGTGTTTGGGATGGCGGCCAGCGCCGCGGCGACGCGGAGCGGTTCGGCCTGAGGGTCGCCCGGTTCGTGGTCCTGCCCGTTGGACATCCCGGGCGGTGGCGCGTTGATAATGGCGGCGGCCTCGGTGAGGAACGCCAGCAGTTCGGCTTCTGTGATCGCGAGGAGGTTTGGCCGGACGATATCGCCGGGTTGGGTGGTCCATTCCAGGTCGGCGCCACTGTCGTGGCGGCCGAAGGCAACGAATTGTTGCCCGGCGCCGAGGACTTCGACCTTGCAGGCATTTTCCTTTGTGTGGCTTCGGCCGACGATTTCGGTCTTGCGCGGCTGTCCGGCGGCGGCGGCATAAAGGACCAGCGAGCGGGCGGAATTGTGCCGAACCCTGATCGGGGCCTCGCCGAAGCGCGCGATGACCATGGCGCGGACGCGGAGCGCGAGTTCCGGGTCGTCGATGTCGATATCGATGGCACGCAAACCATCAGCGAGGATGCCGGTGTTGAGCGCGAACGCGACGGGTGGAATGGTAGTGCAGAAAGGCGGGTCTTTGAGGGCGGACTCGCGCCAGTTGTCGCCGAGTGGACGTTTCCCTGGGGATGGTCCTTTGGCGTCCCAGTTATGGATGGGCACGGGGCGGAAGCCCGCCTCCCAGAGGTGGCGGCGTGTCTCGGCGATGGTGTCGAGGGACTGGCTCATGACAGGCGCCTTTGGAGCCGCGCGAGGATGGCGTGGACGAGAATGCGTGCGACGGGCTCGGCGATGGGGCGGGGTTGGTCGGTGGGCAGGCGAAGCCATTCGGGCGGCACGTATGTCGGGTCTGGGTCGCAGCCCTCTCCCGTGAACCCGAACGGACGGACGGGGCGTTGCGGCGGAGAGGTGTCGAGACGTGCGGCACGACTGTGCACGACTGGGTCGAAGAGGTCCGGCTGAGTGGCGCGGGTGGTCACGTTCCGCACATTCCCTCACATTCCTCCCCGAACAGGTCTCCCTGGCCGCGATCGGCCCACGAGCGCAGATCCACCTCGGCGATCGGCACGCGGGCCGGGTGCATGAACTGCTGGCCACGAAACCCCGGCTGATTCCGGATCGCGGCATCCACCTCCAGAACGTCCGCCCAGGCGACGGGGTCGGCCCTAATGGCGCGCCACCGGGCGGCGCTGTGGTAGGGGCACCCTACGCAGGCGGATTTGGGTGGCTCCATATCAACGTGCCGTCTGAGCCACGCCTGGCAGTCGGCGCGGGTCATGTCCCGCTCGATCAGCGGCCATCGGTTGCTGATGTAGCCGACGCGCGAGGGCTTCATGCGATGCGCTTCGTCGCGCGAGATACCAACCCACATCTCGCAGCCGCCCTTTGGTGTCTTGCCCCCGAGCAATTGACGGACGCGGCGTTGTATCGGCGCCAGTTTGTATTCCGCCGTGCATTGCCGGCGCCCAATCCCGTCACCGCCGTCCGGCATCCGCAGGAACCAGGGCACCGCCGCGAGCCGACCACCGGTCGTATTGCGTTTCGCCATGATGTCGGCGCGGAGGTCTCCCGCCGAAACGCGTACGACGGGGAACGGCAGCATCGGCTCCAGTCTGTCGAGGTGGTCATAAACCGCGCGCGGCTCCCAGCCGGTGTCCGCGAAGATCGCGAAGTCCGGCATTGGCCCGATCTCCCCCGCCGCCGCCATCAGCGCGAGGGTCGTTGACTGCACGCCGGCACCGAGCGAGAGCACGCGGAGCATGGCGGTCACGACGCCGCCCAGTGTCGTGGTTCGCGCGCGTAACAGATGGCGCGGCAATGCGGGCAATACGCTGATCCGAGCCGGGCGGGTTTCCGGCAATACTCGTGGTTCGGCGCCGTGTTGTCGGCCCACAACGGGAACCGGCACTGTCCGGAGAGCGGGAGTGACGCCGGAGCCGGTGTGAGCTGGACGGAGGGCTCCGAAGGAGACCGTAGTGCCGAGCACGCGAGGCTGATGGGTAATCCGACCTCGGGCGCCACGTCGGCCTGAACGGGCCTTGGAGGGGCCGCGCGGGGGTAGGGGGCTGGAGCGCCGGGGGGGTGGATCGGGGACGGCAGCACCTCGGTGATGAGGCCCAACGCCCGGAGCCGGTTGATGCGCCCGGCGATGCTGTTCTTGCCGCGCCCGAGCAACCGTCCGATATCGCGCGTTGACGTGCCATTCTGTCGTTCCGAGATGATCACGTCATCGTCGGGCATGACTGGCATCACGGCATCCTCCAGGCCAATCCCGGCAATTTCCGTGTCGCCCTGAACGTGCGTGTCCGTGCCGCGCGTCGTGGTGCCGCCGGGGCACGCACCGATTCCATCTCGGGCAGCGGCCAAAAAGCCAGCAGGCAGTCCGTCCGTTCCGTTGGCGTGACCGTGATGCGATGGGCGTTGCCATCGTTGGTGACCACACCACAGCTTTCGCATAAATCGCACAGCGCCTTCTCGAAATTCCCCGTGTCGCGGCGCGAAATCGGCACTTCGATGTCGAGATTGAAACGGCAGGCCAGCGGCGCCATGCCGACGATCTGCATTCGTAACAACCAGCCGGCCTTTTCAGCCCACGCGCGGTACTCGCGGCTACGAACCCGTGGCTTGCCAGGAGCGGTGACCCAAAGTTTGTTAAGACTGGGCGGCGTCGGGATGGTGACGATGATGGCGGGCTGTTCGCTCATGGCAGGTAGACCCGCGCGATGTGGCGAGCGAGCGGCAGCGGGATCTTGGCAATCATGGCGGATGCGAATTTTCTGGATGTGCCGATGTGTTGCCGCTTGTCGTCCTCGGAGCGTTCTATCTTCACACCCTCGACCATGTGCGCGAATTGTCTGGCGTTCGCGACGTTGAAGCCGACATCGGACAGGTCGATACCGGGTTGTTTCAGCCCCTCATGTTCAGCGGGATTGGTCCAGTGTCCGGCGGTGCGGTGCGGGACGCCTTTGATGCCGTCCAGATGTCCTTGAGCGAGACCGCCGGGAGGAAACCGGCCATCAGCCAATCCCGAAACCTTTATTCCGGCGAACGTGATTGGCATCAGCGCCGGCACATCGCCCCACAGGTAATAGCTGCCGAAGTTCCACCGCGCCCGCCCGACCCACTTCTGCGCGCCGCGCACGTTTTCCACGACGAGCGGGATGTGATGTCCGGCGGCCTCAGTGGCCTCGCGCTGAATGCGAAAACACGACTCAAACAGCGAGTTGTCGGGCGGCGGCAGCGCCTTTGCGCGCTTCCAGGGCATCGCACGATAGCTGTAGCCCTGGCACGGCGGGCTGGCGACGATCAGCGTGGCGTCTTTGAACTGCGCGCCGTCCAGCGTCAGCACGTCTTGCAGCACCAGTTGCGCGGGATAGGCGTGCTCGCCGTACCGGTGGGCCTCGATGTCGAAGCCGATTACGTCGTAGCCCTCGGCCAACAGGCCCTCAGACCAGCCGCCGAGGCCGGCATAGAGGTCTATGGCGAGAGGCTTACGGCGGCTCACAGCTCGCCCTCACGCTTGATCCACCAGAAGCGGCCGTGGACGACGGTCACGGTCTTTGGCCACTGCGGGGGCACCCAGTCCGCGCCGTACAGGCGCAGCAGCGCGCGGCAGGTGTGTATCGTCAGGTCGGTGCGCTCGGCGATCTCGCGCCAGCGCAGGCCGTCGTGGCGCAGTGCCGCGATGAGGCGGCCGGTCTCGCGGCGGTAGCGTTCAGTGGTCACTGTCACCACGCGTTCGGCCGGCTGGCTCATGTGGTTTCCTCCCGTCCGTTATCGCGGCTTCAGTTCATTCGCGGCCTCCGCCAGGGCGGCGCGGTAACGCCCGAGTTCGTTGCTGACCGAGGCGCGGCACCACCACAACGTGATCCAGCCGAGGCGTAGTTCGGACTGCTCAATCCGCACGCCGCGCCAGGCGGTGGAAAACTCCGCGGCGAATGTCATCCGTTGCCACGGGCCGCCCTTCGTTCAGCGACGAGGCGATTTACTTCGTCGGCGAGTTCGGACACTTCCGCCATTAGTTCAATCAACTTGTGCGCGGGCGGGGAATGCACGCCGTAGAGGTAATTCTGCGCGACGCGGCGGTCGATGCCGATGCGGCGGGCGAGAAATTTGTCGGCGCAGCGCGTCCATTGAAAATGCCGGCGCAGGACGGTGGAAAAGCGGAGAGCGCAATCCTCGGCTGTGAGGAAGTTATACATTTCTAGGCGACCTTTCCCGCTGGTGTTATCCACAGGCACGCGCGCATCAGGCGGCCTGCTGGACTGGCTGAGGTCGCCATCTCGGGTCAGGAGTGCCGTAAGCAGCGGAGAGTTCGCCATCACTGAGAAAGATGAGCCGCTTTACAATCCTCGCCTGCGGACGGTGGCCATAGAAAAGCCAACCCGCGACCGTGCCTCGGGTGCATTCAAGAAGTTCTGCCAGGTCGTGCTCATGAAGCCCCTCGCGAACCATCCATGCTCTCAGCGCCGACGAGCGCGGCGTGTCGCCGTGATTGCGCGGATTAGGCCCGGTGAGAGATCGAGTTGGATCACTACCAAGATCAGGCAAACCAAGATCACCCAACATATCGGGCGAATAGGTGAACCACTCGAAACGGATGCGAAGATGGGCGAACCGACGATGCAATGCACGTTCGTCTTCCTCAGTGCCTTGAAGAAGGCGAAACAGTTTCAGGTCATCCCAAAGGCGAGCCTGGATCATATCCAACCGCCATTGCACGAACGCCGAATATCCGATCTTGACTGGTCCATCGGAACCAAAGCGCGCGAGATATACGGGCATCAGGCGACCGCCTCGGCCGTTTCAGGCGCCCGCCGTGTCAGTTGCAGAACATCTTCGATGGGAAGATTAAGAGCTTGACTGACCTGCTGGGCGCGCCACGCTGGAATCCAGCCTCGCGTCTTCCACTCGCTGATCGTGTTGTGCTTCAGGCCGAGGGACGCGCCGAACTTCGACACGCCGCCATGGTCCTTGATGAGTTTGGTAAGGGCGGGGTTCTCCATGCCCGTGATTGTCGTTTATTACGACACGTTCTGTCAACCCTCGTTGTCGTAAGCAACGACACGCGCCACGACCGCCTCTGCCATCCTCACCTTATGAGTAATCTCAAGGCAATTGGACGCCGGATCGCGAAATTGCGCCGAGACTCAAAAATAACACAGGTCGATTTAGCTGCTGAAATCGGCGTCTCGCGATCTGTCCTCGGGGAAATCGAGGGAGGCACCCAACCGGGCGGCCTCGGGACAATGCTGGCTCTAGCGGACCACTTTAAGGTGCCGTTCGACTGGCTTTTGTGCCGCGAGGTTCCTCCCGGCGGCCCACTGGTCGGCAAGTTCATTGATGATCCCGACACATTGGCCTGGGTTCGGTTCTGGGAGGGGCTCACCCCCGAGCAACGCCTTGTCGCCGCGAAGATGCTTGGATTCCCACCACCGACGACGGCGGCGGCATAGGGGTTCAGCGCCAGCCAATAATTTTGTCGTGTTTGACGACATTTCCCTGTTGCAAAGCTTGTCGTAATATACGACAGTGCCTCCAGCAATCCCGCTGGAGTTTTTCCCGTGTCCCTTCATTCTTGTCCTCCCCGTCCGGTTTTTCAATCTGACGTTGTTACATTACGCGACGGCGCCGCCCGGTCAAACGCCGCCGCGCTGTTGGTCGAATGTGAGCGCTGCGAGGACGGCACGCGGTTCGCTGGCAACAGCCCGGCCGGCGGCGTTCGGTGCGAGGCGTGTGACGGCACCGGACAGGTCGAGGTCGTCTGCGAGTTGTGCGGTGAATATGGCGCCACGGATCTGCTTGAAGGCCGCCCGTATCACCTCGGGTGCGCGGAGGAGGTGCTGTCGGACATGCACCGCGTTCTGGAGAGGGCGGCGTGATGGACATCGAGATTGAGCGCGATGTCGAGCACATCAGGCGGGCGCTCAGTTACCTGCATTCGTTCTGTGGCGACGATGACTTCGACGATGCCGATCGCGTGATGCTGGCGCTCGCGTATCAGGCGCTCGACGCCTTGGTCGCCGCCCTGATCGTGGCGACGGATCGGCCGGAGAGGACGCGGTGATGGATCATCGAGTGGACATGCGGACATGTGAGCATGCGGACATGTGGGACCGTCGAGCCGACGACATCCTGAGTGTCGAGAGGCTGACGAGTTGGTGCCGCCGGCACATCGAGCCGCCGCCGGCCGCGCTGCTCTACGAGGCCACGGCCGCCGTCGAGCGACTGAGACAGGAGATATAATGCGTGTAACTGTAACCATCTCTGGCCCAACAGGCAGTGGCAAGTCCCGGTTGGGTATGGAGATTGAAATTGCACTGAAAGCCATAGGTGTGTCTGTAGAATGGAATGAGGCTGATGAAGAACGCGAAGCACGACTAGAGGCTTGGGCCGAACAAGCCGGTGCATATCAACCTGATCTACCTGATGTTGTTCTACAGGAAATCAACACACCCATTACCATAGCGGAAGGTTTCCGCAAACTGGGAATATAAGATGATCGCCCGCGAGCGACTGAGACAGGAGACGCGTGATGAGTGAGTTTAAGCCAACCCTATGTATCGACATGGATGGTGTAATTCACCTGTATTCCAAAGGTTGGCATGACGGCACCCTTTACGACGTGATGGTTCCTGGTTTCTTTGAGTGGGCCGTTGAGGCTCAGAAATACTTCAAACTGGTGGTCTACTCTTCCCGATCATCGACCGATGAGGGGCTTCTGGCGATGGGCAAATGGCTCGCGGAAAACATGCGGGCGTGGGAAGGCGAGCCTGTTGAACTGACCCTGGCTCATGAAAAACCGCCCGCGTGGCTGACCATTGACGACCGCGCGATCAGGTTCACGGGCGATTGGTCGGACCCGCTGTTGCGCCCCGAGGCCTTACGCATGTTCAAACCATGGAACGCGAAAGGAGCCGCGCGATGCTGAGTGAGGAACTGCGAAAGCTGGCGCTCTGGCTGCTGGCGCGGCGGCGGTTGTTGGATGATCCGCCTGTTGCTGACGTTCACCTCGACGACATTGTCGCCAACGTGCTGGAGGGACTGGCCGAGGAAGCCGAGCGACTGGAGCGAGGGACCCGGCTGCTGAGCGCTGATGAAGTTGCTGAGAGGATCTCGGTCGAAGGTTTACCGCGATGAGCGACGCACCGAGCGGCTACGACGTGGAGCGCGTGCTCCAGATCTGGAACGATGCCCGCGAGAGGCTACTGGCCGACGATCCGACCCTGGAAGGGGATGAGGAAGCGCTCGCGGAGCTGCTGGGTCCAGTCCAGGGCTACGCCGATGACCTGATCACCAGAACGCTGCGCGCCAAGGTTCATGCCGAGGCCATGGCGGCGGCGGCGGATGAACAGGCGAAGCTGATCATCGCCAGACGCAACCGCTATCGGGCGCGTGAGGATGTGATGAAACAACTCGCCGTCGATCTCATGACCGCGACGAAACGCAAGAAATTCGAGATCCCCGACATGACCGCATCAGTCATCGCGGGCCGTGTTGGCGTCCACATCCCTGACCCGGATAAAGTTCCAGATAATTACTGCGAGGTTATCGTGACGAAAAAACCCGACAAGGAAACGATCAAAGCGTTCCTGGAGGCGGGCGAAACCATCCCCGGCGCGGAACTGAAAACGGGTTCTGATTATCTCATGATAAGGCGCGGATAATGAGCACTTCAATCACCACCGCTCCACGTGAAACGGGCGTCTCGCACGTTGTCCTGGAGCCTCGCAACATGGATGAGGCGTTGCGTCTGGCGGAGTTCATGGCGCGTGCCCGCACGCTGCCAAAGCACTTGCAGGCCAGTCCAGGCGACTGCCTCATGGTGGTCGAGCAGGCGATGCGTTGGGGTATGTCGCCTTTCGCGGTTGCCCAGGCCACGTCGGTAATCTCCGGCAAGATGATGTATGAGGGCAAGTTGGTGGCGGCGGCGGTGGAAACGTCGGGCGCCATCACCGGGCAACTTGACTACACTTTCACGGGGCAGGGTGAGAGCCGGTCCATCGAGGTCTCCGCCACCCGGCGCGGCGAGACCAATCCCCGCACGGTGACGGTGACGTTGCGCGAAGCGCGCACCGACAACCAGATGTGGAAGCGCCAACCGGATCAGCAACTCGTCTACCACGGGGCCAGGGTATGGGCGCGGCGATGGACACCGGCGGTAATCCTGGGCGTCTACTCGCGGGAGGAAATGGGCCAGATCATCGAAGGGGAGATCGTGGGAGAGATCGAGCCGATACCTGCCCCGAAGAGGGAGCCGCCGAAGTCCAGGCAAACAGCGGCTCAATGGTTGGACGAGACCGCGCGGGAGTTGGCCGATGCGCTCGATACCGAGGCGCTGAACGCCATCATGAGCCGGCCGAGATATATGCAAATGCGCGCGTGGCTGACGAATGGCGCGCTCGATCGGTTGATGTTCCTCGAAAGCGAAGCCATTGAACGCACGACCGCGCCGAACGACGGTGTTTTCGCGGACCCAGCTGATGACCCATTCCTCCAGCCGGCGCGCGAGCCGGCGTGATGACCCAATACCCTGGGCTGATACGTGGTGCTCCGGCGCCAAAATGGTTGCCGCGTGGCGGGATCGAGCATGTTCTTGAGGTTAAAGAGCGCGAGGGCCTGACGTGGTCTGAAACAGCCATTCGCTTTGGTACGACGATGAACGCCATCAAGGCGGCGTCACGGCGGCGGTTGCTGGCGCGGCGGAACGCATGACCGGCCGTCCATTGCCCCGCCTGCTGGCCTCGCTGGCGATCGGCCTCGTGCTGGTGGGGGCCTATTGGCTCGCGCTCGATGCCATTCCCCGCGCGATGCTGGCCGAGGTCGCGGCGGCGCGGGTGGCGCGGTGAACGAAGCGCGCTGGTTGCCTGCGTCCGAGGCGGCCCGCTACGTCGGCCTCGAAACCGAGGGTTTTCGTAGAGCCGTGCGTCGTGGCACGCTGCCCCCCGCATCCTACAAACTCGGCAAGCAGTCGCCGCGCTGGGATCGTGTGGCGCTCGACCGGGCCATGGGCGCCGAGGATGCCGTCAACGGGATGGAGGAAGCGGTTAATGCCCTTCTCGCGCAAGGCAAGATCGAAGAAGGTCGTCCGCAAGCGCCTCGCGGACGGCACCGTGAGGGTTTATGAATACGAGCGTGGCAACAAGCCGGCGGCAGCGCCGAGAGGCCCCGACAGCCTCGCCATGCTGATGCGGGCTTATCAGGCCAGCCCCGAATGGAACCGCCTCGCGGAGGCTACCAAGGACCGTTACGTGCGGTATCTGCGGCCACTCAGGGATCTGGCCCAATACCCGGCGGCCGACCTGACGCGAAAACTCGTCACGACGATCCGCAACCAGATCATGGGCACCGACAAGCCGGCCGCCGCCAATACCTTCGTGCGGGCGGTTTCGGCGATGTACGCCTGGGGCGTCGAAAACGAGTGGGTGACGACCAATCCCACCATACGGATCAAACCCCTCCCGGGCGGCCACTTCGCGGCCTGGACCGCTGACGCGGCGACGCGCGCTCTGGACGAAATGCCCGAACACCTGAAGCGCCTCATTCTGATGGCGCTCTACACCGGGCAACGTCGTGGTGATTTGTGCCGACTGGCGTGGAGTAACTACGACGGCGCGCGGCTCAGGCTCACGCAGGAGAAGACGGACGTTTCTCTGGTGATACCGGTTCATCCCGTCCTGAAGGCCGCCATGGACGGGTGGGAGCGGCGGGCAACAACGATCCTGGTCAACGCCCGTGGCTGGCCCTGGAAGCCGGAGAGCGCCTCCAAGGGCATGAAGGAGGCGATCGATCGCCTGGGCTTTCCATCCGGGTGGAACATCCACGGGCTGCGGAAGCTGGCGGCCGCGAACCTCGCGGAAGCGGGATGTTCAGCGCACGAGATCATGGCGATCACCGGGCATCGGACGATGGGAATGGTTAGTTTCTATACCGCCAGCGCGGACCAGGAACGGATGGCGACGGCGGCGATACACCGGCTACCGGTTCGGCGGTGACAACCGCCTGGAAACCGGAAACCGGCGAACAGGAAACATTCAGTGAATCACTACGGAATTGCCGACGTCGATATCCTGATGAAATATATGGGCGCTTTGGAATAATTGCCTGTTTTTGGCGAACAGGACCCCTGGATCGCGGTCATCAGGTCGTGGCCGCCCGGTAATGAAGGATCATCCGATGGCGCACAGGAGACCAAGTGAGGTTCGGCGACTGACCCAAAAGTGGGGCCTCCATCAATTCATGGGGCCGGAGCACGAGGCTTTGCTGATGGGCGAGACGCTCAGCGATCTGCGGAAGCCGGATCTGGATGCGTTGTTCGAGTTGGTTTTCGGCCGCGCGCTCCCGGACCCTCCAGGCTACGCGCCGAGGGGATGACAACGCGGATGTTGCCGCTGGCCTGACGACGGGAGTATGAGGCGGGTGCGCCGGGCCGGTTCGTAGCCAGCCCGGACGCGGAAACCGGATGCGCGGTTTCGGGGACCCTGGTGATGGGTTTACCCCGGATGCCGCTCATCCACAAACAGGATTTGAGCGATGAGTGCCACGACCCCCACGCCCGAACAATTACAACGCGCGAAATG